CTAATTATTTAGTAGGGCTTTTATTTTTTGTTTTGCATCGTCTAAGTCTTTGCAATCCTCAAGGATTTCTAAAATCTTTCTTGTTTGGTTTTCTTCTGCTAGTTCTCTGAGCATTTCTCCTAAGTTCATTTCTTCATTCTCCATGCTTAACTCCTTTCCTGCTATCTCCTTGCTACTCTTATATGATACCATGTTTTACTATATGCGTCTATTGACATATTACACAATTTGCCGATGCGTCGATAGACGTATTTTGTACATTGCGTCAATAGACATATTGCGTCTTTTGACGTATAATAAAAATATCAAGTGAGGGACACAAAGAAAGCGAGGAAATGAATATGAAACGAGAAGTGATAGCAATTGAAAAGCATTTATACGAAAACAAAAACCATACAGTTAGAACGGAATATCAAGTTTACTATGAGCCACTTATTTACAATATAAAAACACCGTCACAATTAACTAAAAGAGAGAAAGTGGCTTTCAAGGAAATTGGCAAAACAATATTTCATTTTTAAATATTTGCTGTCCTATCGGCATGACGGGGAGAAAGAGGAAAATATGAAAAGAACGCTTATATCACAAGAGTTTATAAGAAATATAGTAGAAGTAAAAGTTGATGGATTGAAGGGCGTTAATCATTACAAGATTTACAAAGCATATGATTTTATTTACGCTGATAACAACTTAACACACGCCGAGTATAGACAAGTAAAAATAGACGAATTTGATTATACATGGACTGAAATTGAAGCAGATGGGGGAATTGCAGAAATAAACAAACAATTCAAGGAAGAGTATGGAGAAAACTGTTTCGATTAAGTGGTGTTTTCCAAAAAAGAAACAACCACAGTGGCTAGTGCGAAAAATGCACGAACCACTTATAAAAAAAGAGGTCGAGGAAACGAATCCCCGACCTTATTTTTACATTTTTTCAACCGATTTTGAGTTAATGACACAGTTTGCAGCTACTTTATTACCCATATAGCCACTGTCTTGAGATACTAATTGTGTACCCTTTTTAATTGTGATTGTAATGTCCTCAACCGTTCTGAGTTTGTCTCCCGGCTTGATGTCCGGCATGACATACTTACAGTGCATATAACCGATTGTATTGTTGTATTTGACCTTTACGCCCTCCGTACCGCTGTCTAATACAGTAATGTGATCGCCTTTTTTTGCGTTAATAATTACATTGCTCCAAGAAGAGTCAAAAATTGGACAGTCGCAATAGAGGTGAGCAGAACCCGGTCCGATACGTCTTACAGTATTAACACCCGCTCCGGCACTTGCAGCACTAGTTCCACCCTTGTAAGCAATTCCCAGGTATTCCAAAATCGCTTTCGCATAAGCAACTCCGAACGCTCTTTGTTCCTCTACCGTATCCCCGATTTTGCAATCATCCGAATCTACGAAAAAGCTTTCGAAAAGCACTGCTGTCATACTTGTAGAATTTACAAACATTAATTTATTTCCACTCTTGGCTGCTGCTCCGTGTGCTTCCTGTCCTAATTGTGCAACATATTTTGTCGCAATGTCCACCAAGCGCTTTCCGTTGCTGTCTGAACTATAGTAGTATCCCTCAAAACCATGTCCACCTCCGGCGTTTGCGTGGAAAGATGCCGCTAATGTTGCCCCGCTTGCATTCGCTTCTCTTACTTCCTCCGATACAGGGTCGTTTTCATCCCGTGTTCTGCTGCACACCGTTTGTACGCCATGTGCAATCAAAACCTCGTTACAGGCTAACATCACTTGTAGATTAATATCTTTTTCTCTCAATCCGTTTGCAACCGCTCCCGGGTCGCTACCACCGTGTCCTGCGCTTAAAAATACTTTTGCCATAATAAAATCATCCTTTCTCTGTTTGTGTGTATAAAAAAGAGCAGTTATCTGCCCTTTTTATCTGATTTATTAAATTTGCTTCTCTGCCACATTTCTGCGACTTTCTCCCAACCGCCAGTGCTTACTAAATAAACGATAAAAGCAGCAATGAACGAAGCAAAGATGTAATACCATTCGATTGCAATTTTGTAATATTGGCACATGATAAGAACTGCCAATGGACAAAGTACCATTGACACAACAAGTGCGACAACATTAGTTTGCAACTGTTTCAGAAACGGCATTTCCTTTATTACTTGTGTGATGATTGATACAAAAAAAGCCAGCACACCAACTGCTGACAATAAAAATGTTACATTTTGAATTAAATTTTCCATAATTTTTTCACCTTTCTTTTAATCGTTTTTGTCTATTCCATCTAAATGTTTCAGCCGGATTTCATGCTGCGCAAGTTTCTTTTCGTGTTCATCAAGTTGTGCAGCGTGTGCGTTGATTCTCTTATCTCGCACACTATCATTTACAGTCATTGAATCTAGCTTACTATCAAGATTCGCTATGCTTACATTCAACTTGATAATTGGAACAATAATTGCGCTCAACAAACCGCCAAGCGATACAAGACCAATTACAAGCATCCCTAAAAATTCTGTAGAACTCATTTGTTTCTTCCCTTCTTTTTTTATTAAATTCTTTGCTTCTGTGAACTAGTAAGTAGTTCTCTAACTTGCTCTTTAATTTCTGCTGGCACATCTTCGATATTCTTTTTTCTTATTAAGTCTGCGTACACTTTTGCGATATAGATCATACCTGCACCACCATTTCGTGCAACTCACAAATAGCACTTTGCAAGTCTGTAATCTGCATATTTACATTTACTAAAGCTTCTTTTAATGCCGTGTTTTCCACTTCTAGTTTTTCAAGGCGTTCTACCACTGTATCCACGGCTTTTTCCATTGCTACACCGTAGATTTTCCCAGTATATTCCTCTATTCGGAGCAATTTCGTATAATTTTCATACTCAGTAATCACCTGCTCCATATCCACTACTTGAATTTTCTTACAAGCAAGCTCATCTGAAAATTTTTTCCGCAATTCTTCCGGTGTCGTATTTATTACCCTAATTTGTAATAGTCCTCCAACATTCTCCGCTGATTGTATCTGCAATTCTGTTGCATCATTAAATTTTGCTTTCATCCTATTCACCTACTTCCATCTTCCGAACGTTACCCATTCAATCGCACGATCATAACTTACTTGTTCCGCCTGAGATGATACATTAAAATGGTTCGGCGTTCTTTGATTGTTATTTCCGCCACTGTCTCCAACCCAAAGTTTTTCAATCAAATTACCATTACGCCCGGGTGTTAAACTTACCCTATATCCTGCGTCACGATATGGTACTTGTAGATTTACACTTGATGTCGCAAGCTTAACTTTATCGTGCGTTGTTGTGCCCCATTGCAAAAGGAATCCGTTTGCGAATTTAATGTAGCTATCACCAAGATCGGAAACATTATCTGATAAAATTTCGTTTAGCGTAGACATATCTGTTACTACTTTAAATAAAGGAGTTATTTTTACAATGTTGATTCCTTTTAACTCCACCGAGTACAGCGGAAAGTCTGCCTGTGCCGCACCTGTTAATATACTTCCTTGAATATAATTAGGTGTTTTTACAACATTTGCTGTTTCTTCCCCTTGTATAACTACTAAATTAACAGATTCCATACCTGTTAATTCTTTTTTATACCTAAACACAATAAGATCTATTCTATTCATACCTTGGCTACCATTGTTAATAGTAACCAGTTCACTGTCACCTGATGGAATTCTAACATGACGTCCATTCATAATAGCACTTCCGTCATTTATTTTTATTTTGTTGTTGCTTTGAATTTCTGCTTTGAATTTATTTCCTGTATACATAACATAATTTTCAACACCAAATAAGCCACTATATAATGAACCATCACTATCAGCTGTTACTGCTCTACCTGTGTCACCTGTTTCTAACTGTACTCCCATTATTTTTCACCTACCTTATATGTTATTGTTTCAATACCATTCTTAATTTTTACAATTTCTTTTGTTACAGTTTCCTTAACTGTTCTGCCAGTTAATCTGTTTTTTCCACCGACCAAGTCACCAACATCAACATCTAGCTTTTGAAAAGTCGCTGATATTGTGTTTTTACTTTTATTTTTTTCGAGATTTTCAATCCCTTTTTCTTTTAATTCTTCCTCTGTTGTGGAATTACTATAATCGAACGTTTTTGCAATCTCTTTTTCATGGAAAAAGACTTGTTTATCACCAATATTACCTTCTGCATCTACATATAAGTCAACAACCGTTCTTTGTGCCAACTCACCACGTCCTAAACAAATCAGGTGATTGATTCCACTACTGTCATTTTCTAGTATAACTTTCATACCGTAATCATCACTATATTCATATTTTTCAGATAAATCTAAAATAGGAACAGCTTCAATTGTTAGCACATCCTTTATCATTCGAATCTGCAATTTCAAGTTGTTTTTAAATAACATTTTTGTAAGTCCGCTATAAGCATCACAATAGCGATCGAACTGATACACAATGTCAATTCCTGTTTTATATCCGGGAACAGAAAACAAGTCAATCAAATCAACGTCTTCGATTACTTTTCGTAAGATATTATTAGCATCTCCTGAAACGGTATAGTAATCTTGCCCCTTTTCAGGTCTTATTATTTTTTTCTGCAAGATTCCTCTCCACGATCTACCGCAATAAGTTACTGTTTCTTTTTCAGTATCAATTCTGATTTTATCAACGATACCACCATATTCTGTCTCATTTACATACCACAGCGATCCTTCAACCATGCAATCATTTTTTATATTCATATTGATTTCAAAATCATTTTTTCCACCAATCTCAAGATCACAATTATAATATTTAAGTGCACCTTCTTTAATTCTGTTTACGTCCGTGTATTCAACATCCATAACGGTTCACTCCTTTTATTCTTTAGAATTAAATCAAATGCAAATCTTCCATTCCAAGATATTGTTTGCGTACCTTTTTCTATCGGTTGAAAAATATAACTATCTTTGGATGCACTCCAATATATACTCTCTTTTCGTCCATTCGCATGAATCAAATATATGGTCTTGTTTTCACTATCTATTTCAACATATTCACCATGATTAATAGAAATATTTACTTGATATGTGTGTTCACCAATCATAACAAGTGGATTTGTGACTGCTCCGTATATTCTCAATACGAAATCAGAAGTATTTACAGAAGTATTTAGTATAGTGCTGGATGCTATTTGATTTTTGTAATAATACCCATACTTGTAAGAATATTTTTTCAAATCATCCATTTCTACTTTTGCTGATTCAGATGATTTCAAAAACTCAAACTTTTTTTCCGACACCCAATCTGCCTGATCGGAAATAATTGTAATTGTATTTTCCATGTATCTTTCAGTTAGAAACCATTTTGATTTTACTGATGATACAACATAACAATTCAAGTAATAATCACCTTTATATAATTTCCCTTTTGATTCAGACAATATATCCTGTTCAAAGATTTCAAAAATTTCGTTACGTTTTTCAAAGCCTTCTTCTTCCGTCTTCGCTAAAATGATTATTTTCATTTTTCTTTTCACAAGTCCTTTTCTAAAACCTGTGATTTCATCAAAGTTTGAATTGTATAACCATTCGTAATCATACAAATTCAAATCTGTCAAAAAAATTCCACCTGAACCAAAGTCAATTCTTTGATTCAAGTGGTTGATATAAGTTAATTTTTCAAGCATGATTTTCTATAAACCTCATAATTTCTCTGTTATCAACTTCAAGCGATACATGGTTTGTAAATAAGTCAATTAAAACACTTGTTAACCCACCGTCAATAAACCAGTGTAATAAAATCTCTAATAAACGTACAATATCAGCATTGTTGTTTCCTTCTTGCACCGCTTGTCTAATCATGTTCAGCATGGTTTCTTTTCCAATCATAACTTCATCCCCAGCTTCTCCTGCACCTCTCATATTACCAGTTGAAGGATTTATTCCAAAAACACTTGGCTTTGTAAACATAACTGGATTATCCATTGCTTTTTTATACCATTCAATACCAAACTTCGGAACAGAAGGCGGATCAAGACTGAATTTCCCTGAAATCTCGAAATGCGGCAGTTTAAGTTTTGGTAAACTCCATTCGAAATCAAAGAAGCTTTTCATTTTGTCTATTGCTTTTTTAACAGCATCTTTTGCAGCATTAATAGGCTTCTCAATTGCGCTTTTGATCGAATCCCATACACTCTTTGCTGTGTCTTTAATTGCATTAAATACACTAGATGTCTTGTCTTTTATAGAGTTCCAAGCAGAAGAAACAATGTCTTTCGCTTTATTCACAACACTTTCAATTGCGCTTTTAATTGAGTTCCATACAGATGACGCAACATCTTTAACTGCATTAAATACGCTAGATGTCTTATCTTTAATAGCGTTCCACGCTGTGCTTACAACTGTTTTAATAGTGTTCAAAACAGTTTCAAAAGTAGATTTAATTGAGTTCCAAATAGATGTTACAACATCTTTTATTGCATTAAATACACTAGATGTCTTGTCTTTTATAGAGTTCCAAACATTCGTAAAAAAGGTTTTGATAGCATTCAAGACCGTCTCTATAGTTGTTTTTACAGAGTTAATTGCGTTTGATACTGTGCTTTTTATAGATTCCCAAATCGGAATCACATACTCTTTCACATTTTCCCAAATAAACCGCCATGGAAGTGTAATGATGTCAAATGCAAATGATATAATTTCGCCAATGAACATTATTCCTACTTGCACAACATTTTTAATTGTTTCCCATGCACTTGAACAAAAATCTGTGATTGCTGTCCATATGTCAGATACAGATTCTTTGAAAGAGTTCCACCCTTCTTTCATTCCATCTATAACTGTGTTTGCTGTAGATGTTATCCAATCCCAAAAATCAAGTGCTGCGCCTTTTATCGCTTCCCACACATCTGAAGCAGCTGTTTTGATTGTCTCCCACAATCCAATCCAAAAATTGCGGAATTCCTCTGACGTATTCCATAAATAGATAAACCCTGCTACAAGTCCAGCAATCAAAGAAATTACTAGCCCTATGGGGTTTGCCGCCATAGCTGCGTTTACAGCAAGCATGGCTGTTTTAACACCAAGTAGTGCCGTTTTTGCGGCTGTCATTATCTTTCCCCAGTTCATAACCAAAAGAAATAAACTTACAGCAACAGTTAAGCCAAGAAGAACTCCTTTTGCAATTTCAAGTTCTTTTTTGTGTTCTGAAATCCATTTAGTACATTTTTGGTATGCAGCACTTGCCTTGTCTACACCTGATGAAAGCTTGTCCATTGCAGGGATGACAACATTCTGAAGTAAAGGTTCGCCGATTTGTGCCTTGAATTGCCGCCATTTCTCTGTTAGATTCGCTTGCACGTTTGCATATTGGTCAGCTTCTTTTGCAGCCTGTCCAGTTGCCCCGGATGCTTCCATCATGTTTTGTGCATATTCTAAACGTGTAGCCTGTTTCTTTGCTTCGTCAAGGTTCGCCCATTCTTTAGTTTCGGAAACAATTCCTTGTTTCACTGCGTAGCTTGCAAGTTGTGTGTCATTCGCAAATAAGCCAATCGCTTCTCCACCCTCATAAGAGCCGTTAATAAACGAGTTTAACGCCCCCATAGAATCGTCTAGGGATTTATCCCAAAACGCTGCTGCATCTGCTGCAAGGCTCAATCCGTCCTGCGCAAGTGTGGTTGCATCGTCTATGTCGTATCCTAATCCCTTAAACTTCGCCGTCATAGAGGTCATATAAGGTGTTAAACGTGTCGACACCATACCTGTTGTATCTGCAACCTCATTCATTTTCTGTTGCGCAGTGTCTGAATAATCGCCCATGATTTGCTCAAATGCGGATTGCTCGGCTGCTACTGTTGCGGAAGCATCAACAACAGCTTTTCCGAAATCAACAATCTTGTCGACTGTAAATGCAGCGACAACGGCTGCTCCGATTTTTTTAAATGCACTAACCATTCTATTGCCGGATTGCTCTGTTGTTCCACCTGCATCCTCGGAAGCGTCACCGACTTCTTCCAAGCTGTCAGCTGTATCTTCTGCTGCATCAGACACCCTTTCCAGTGCCGTTTCTGCCTGTGCATATTCTATAGACACCCTACCGACAAGAGAAAATATATCAGCCATTTATTCTCCCCCCTTTCTGCGGTGGCGGTGTGAAGTTCTTTAACTCCAAATTGCATTTTTCAATAAATTTTTCAGTTTCTTTTTTCGTCATATACTCATTTTTGACGCTCTGTTTTTCTTGTTTCTGCTTTTTCACAGAACCGCTTTTCAGCCCGTTCATGTAGTCAGAAAAAGAAATAGGCTCATTCAGCATGTTAGCCGAATAAGCCAAGTACATTTTGAACGCTTTGTCCTCGTTGTGTTGTTCGAGAATCGTGTTCACGGTCATTTCAAACCGTTTTTTCTTTATTGAACGTCTAAGATATGAATAGGGGTCGCTGTATCGCTTGTTGAGCAGTTCTTCGAATCTTCCTGACCCAAATCGAGCAATGACGAAACTTCCTTGAAAAAATCTGAAATGTCCTCTAATTTCGTAAAATCTTTAATCATTTTCACAGCTGCTGACGGTTTCAGATGCTTGATTTCTTCAATCTCCACATCCTTTCCGTTATCCCATTTCGTACACCCTGCAAAAAATGTATAGATTTCATTTCTTGCTTTTGGGAAATTCTTAACAAGGATGCTGCCGAATTTCATGGCGACTGTAACGCCGATAGCTTCCATGTTCTTTCCGCTCTCAGTCATTGCTGTGATTTCCTTCGGATTTACGGAAGTGAGAATCTCTTCCGCTCCGATTGCGTTAATCACTCCGCAAAAGTCGAAAACATTGTCAAATTCGAGTTCTTTAAATTTAATTTCCGCCATTATTTAACGCCCTTTCTTTCAGTTTTGTTTTCTGCGTTTGCAGCTGCTGCCATTGCTGCTCCATTTTCAAAGATTATTTTCACATCCAACTTATTAAGGTTTCCGCTTGCCGGATCAGCTGTGCTTTCAAATTTCACTTTAAACACAGACTGTTCAGCGTTCTTTGTCTCTAACTCAAACGCTTCTGTACAAATTGCGTTCGGAAGAATGATAAGCACTTTCTTTCCGTCAGATTTCGTTCCAAATAGAGCAATATTTTCAAGATAATCTGCTTCTGTGATGTTCCCCTTGCTCTTATAAGCTGTAAAGCCTTCGTGCTGTGCGCTCGTGTCTTTTTCGAGATACAGCGCATCTACTAAAATCTGTTCTGTGAGTTCAGTCATGTTTGCTTCGATGTATGCAGATTCACCGACAAGCTGCTTGCTCACTCCTTTCACGAGGACTGTTGCGCCGTCAACTTCGATGTCTAACCACTGTTTTTCCCAGTTAAATTTTGTACCGCCGGACGTTGCTCCTAACGGTTCGCCCTGCCATCCTTTTTCAGTTTCGTATTTTACATTTTTATAAACTGCACACGCATTTAAAATCATGTTCTTGACTGTTTCTGTCGTGATTCCGTGTGTTTTCAATGCTCCTGCTGCCATTTTTATTCACCTTCCCATTCTTGAATAGATAGTGTAATTGTTATCTTTTTTAATTCCGTTTCGCCTGTCGGAAACATATTTGCGCCGCCGTAGCGGATAAAAAAAGCCTTATCTCCGACAACGGCTACAAGGCTTTTGAATACTTCTTTTATTTTTTTATCAGCGTGGAGAAGTTCCAGTCTGTCATTTCTCGTCCATCCGTCAAGAATGAGTGTTCCTGATGTCTTTTTGTTCTCGTCCACATAGTCATCAGTTGTATATTCTCCGACAAAGTAAGGGTATTTAACATCACCTTTCCATTCTCCAAACTGATAGTTGATTCCGGCGGCTTCCATTTTTTCTTTTATAATTTTCAAAACATCAATCATTTAACCGCCTGCGCTTTCTTTTATCACTTGTGCTGCACGTCTTTTAAGCTTTTCACGGTTTGCGGTAAACGCCTTAAACAACGGGCGGTTTGGCGTCTTACCTTTTGTTTTGTGCCATTCACCGCTCCTATCCTCGTAAGTCCAACCGCCTTTCCTTCCGTTTCCGTGTAGTGCATATTCACCAGTTCCAAGTTCTTCCCAAATAGCATTTTCAAGGTTGCTTCCAACTTGCAGTTCTGCCTGTCCTGCCATCACTGATTCCCTGACGTGGTAGTCATATGATCCTTTTGTATGTCCAGTGTCAACACGGGAATTTCGCATGGTCTGCGCTTGTAGTTCTCCGCCTGCTTCATGCAAAAAAGCAGAGATTCCATCCGCTAAAGCTTCTTTGATTTTCACTGTGTTATCTTCAAAATCAAGTTCAATTCCCATTATTGACCACCTGTGTATTTCAAATAGATTTCTAAATGCTCATTAAGGTTCATAGGGTTGTCAATCAGCATCACATCATACTGCAATCCGGCAATTATCATACGGCTATTTTCCGATTTCAGTTGTTCGGAAATCACGAAGTAGTCACACATAAAAATATGCGTGGATTCCTGCACTTTGGCATTGTACACCGTCCTCTTTGAATCTCCACTTGACAAGTCAAGAAATCCTTCGATTTCGTGCATGGTTTCCCACGCCGGAACGCTTTCCCCAATTTCGTTTTTGGCTGTGCCGTTCTGCATCTGTAAAAGTGCTTTGATGTTTCCGCCTATCATATCGGCACCTACTCTTCATAGATAATTTCAAGACCATATGCAACAGCAGCATCATGTTCAATCTTACATCCTCTTGCATTTTCCCATCCTTTACAGAAATAGGCTGCATGACAAAGACTCATACTTTCAAGAGATTTTGCAAGGAAACAAAGCGGAATCTGAACAACTCCACGTTCTTTCATGCTTTCGTTGCTGTACCATTCATCAGTAAATAGAGTGTTTGCAATCTCATACCCTTTTTCTTGCAATACCTTAATTGCCTTTTCTCTAGTTTGAATAATTTCTTCATCTGTTTTACCGTTCATCGGCTGACTTAACATTGCTTTCATATTTTTAAAACCTTGCCTTTCTATAGGGTTTTAAGCATCCAAGAAGGCTTACTGGATAACCCATAACCTGATTATTTGCATCCTGATCAAAATATGTTACAGAATGCCGTGACAGCGTTTCAGACTTGATTCCAACCTTTCCACGGTTGTTCACTTCCCATTCCATCAGATTCAAAGCACAATCAATCACATCAGCTGGATATTCAATCTTTGTGACGAGTACGTGTGATTCGTCAATCAGTTCGTTTTCAACAGTGATTAGATTGTCTTCCATTGATTTAACAACATAAATATTATTGTTAAATTTGCTTTCGCTGATTTGTACGGTATCCCCGACTTTTAAGCCGGGAACTTTTCCGTATATTTTCTGTGCAATCACAGCGCACTCTGATCTGATGAAACGATTTTGAAAATTGTTGTTTGTGTATGCTCTGATTGTCTGCTCAATAGCCTTCAATTTTCTTTCAATCTTTTCTTCTGTCCAATTTTTGAAGCTGATATTTTTTTTAGCTTCTTCGACTGAAATAATCACAAGGGACACCCCTTTCTTATTCTGCCGGAACTTCTTCTGTTGGAACTTCTTCCACCTGAATTTCTTCCTCTGACACTTCGTAACCTTCATGTGTTCTAAACCATTCAGCAAGCCATTCATCTGTGATTGTGGCTGTTCCATGTGCAAACTGTGCGCCACCAGCACCTTCACCACAAAATGTTTTATTGCTTTTAATGGTCACATTATACTGCTTTTGTACATTTTTTGTTTTCTTTGATGCCGCCATGTTTCTTCCCCCTTACGATTTGATTTTTAAGTTTCTGATTACGCCTGCATGTTTGGTATTCTTCAACACTGTTGCCGCTACCATTTCCACTTCTCCTTCTTTCACTGCACCCGGCTTTGTCCAGTCAGGAACGAACTGAGAAATAGCAGAAGAACCAGTAATTGTTGCAGCGTGGAAACCTTCATTAACATCAAATTTAACTGCATAGATGTCAGTCAAACCTGTCTGTGATGTGCCTACTGTTCTTGCGATTCCATCAGGAACACATGGTTTAGCTGTTCCATTTGCTTCATAATGGTTTTTCAAATCCATAAAGCGAACGCCATCCATAGAAGTTACTTTCTTTCCAAATGCTTCTTCTGTTTCCGTCTTATATCCGAGGATTCTCGCCATTGTCTGAATTTTTGAGATCATGCTGGAATTCATCAGCAATGCATCTGCGGATGTTTCACGGATAAGAATCTGAAGCATTTCATACAACTGATCTGCATTTTCTTTGAGTTTTGCCATTGTCGAAATATCAATAACAGCAGTTTTATTAAATTCGTTTGATGTGTTTGCAAGCATCTTGTCCAGTCCGTCAAATTCTTCATCTTTTGTAGACTTATCTCCATTGATAAGCGTGTAATGAAACAAGCTGACAGCTGCTTTGATTTTCTGTTCCATCTGAAAAGCCATGTTGTTAAAACGTCCTTCAGACTGTTTCAACACACGATCCATTCCAAATTTTCCACCGAAGATTTTCAAATCAGCAGATTTCTTTTCAAGTGTTGCTTCCTGTGCTGCGTATTCGTTGTTTAATTCACGAAATGCAGCTGTTGCAGGTGTTTTTGTCTGCATGTAAGTATATGTTAGAGTGCTTCCGCCTGAAGGACTTACAGTATTATCAAAAGGAAGTACCTGTAAGATTTCTGATTCACGTTGAAAGATGTCAACTACCTGCTGACTTACCTTGTCAGCCATACCAGCTTTCATGTCATTTAATGTCATAGCCATAATTAATCACCATTTTAACCTTTCTTCTAATTAGAATTGTTTTCGTATTGCATTTTTAAAGCATCAGCAAGTGACTGTGGTTCAGTCTCTCTGTTTTCACTACCCGGAAGTCTGTTTTCTTCAATTACAGTTCCATTTTGTTTTGTATCAAACTGATTCGGAAACTGCGTTTTCAATCCTGTAAGCATTTCATCAATGCCTTTGATGTGACCATCTTCACCAATTTCCAGCTTTTTACCTTTGCTGTTAAGCTTAAATGTAAGATAGTCAATGTCATCTGCTTTCGCACCTGCTGAAAGCATTGCAACCTTTAATTCAGCATCAACCTGTGTCTGCTTCAATTGTTCCTGAAGCTGTTCAACCTGTGTTTCATATGCAGTAACTTTCCCCTGCAATTCATCATTGCCCTTTGTTCCTTTCTTCAGTTCTTCAATCAGACCATTTGCTGTGTCAAGTTCCGTTGTTTTCCCATCAAGCAAAGCCTGAAGAGCATCATGTTTGGCTTTGCTTACGTATTCGCCTGTTCCAAGATTCGCAAGCTTAATCAGCTTGTCTTTATTCGCTTCATCCCCGTTGTACGCATTGATTTTTTGGGAAAACTGATTAAACAGTTCTTCTCCTAAAATTTCTTTTAAAAATTCCATTCTGTTTCCTTTCTTTGTCCTTGTTTTTATATCAGGTGTCATCCTGTGACAAGATGCTTTTATATGACTTCATCAGGTCAAATTTGAATGGTTTATGTGCCACATTCAGGGCAATAAAAAACCATCACGGCATATTCGCCGCAATGGTGTATTTTGCTTTATATTTTACTGCAAAAGAGCCTGAACCTGTTCTTTTAAGCTTTCAGGCACATCATCAATTGTCAAGTGTCCGCCTTTGATTCTGTTTGCCAAAAACTGCGCCATAATTTACACCCCCATTTTCATTGTTGCAAGAATAAGTTCCTGCACCGCTTGGTCTGTCACTTCCTGCGCTGCCTGCGTTGCTTTCAAGTCTTTTTGCAACTTGCCATATGCGCTCATTCCGTCATCTACGGCTTCATATTCTTTGATTATAAATTCTTCTGTTTCCGTGTAGCCGACAAATACAAGATTGCTAAATCCTTCCGGCTTCTCTTCCTTAAGTGGCTTATAGCCATCTTTCTTAATAGAACTAATTCTTACAGTTCCATTCTCAATAATTTTTGCGTAGTTCATCTTTATTTCTCCTTTCTGTATGTGAGTTTGATTCCTGTTTCTACTTCTCCACTATCCACGGTTATGATAGTAGTTCCGTCATTTGCGTGTAGAGAATCTAAACTATTTTCAAACGGTTCTAAAACTGGTTCTTTTACAGTGTATGCAACAACCACATCTTTCACTTTCTCTCGGATTGTTTCTACCGTATCATCGTCAGATACTACAAGTTTAAAATTATCTAAATACGGTACTAGCATATATGCTATATTCTCTTGGTTTGTTGTAAATCCGACATTCGACATGCACCGTTTTCTGTCATAGTTTATATAACAATTAGGCACTGCCGAAAAAATGTATCTTCCGCCTGGCTTTCCATATATAGCCTTTTGTAAATAATCAGCAATCCTTACTTGCAAAATATTTCTCACAATCCCATCTTTTGTGATAACATCTTTATATTCTCCGATTCCTCGTAACGGTTCGTTGAGTTGTATCTTTACGGTCTGCGGTTCGTGGTATGGTTCGTATTCTGTCCGTTCATTACCTTTTTCGATTTGTATTCGACTTATATCAATTCCAACAGACCAAGGGTTCCGTATATATACATATTTTATCGTTTTATTTGCATTTGTTTTAGCCCCATTCTTGGAAAGATGCATATAAAACTCTTCCCTTGTTTTATCGGTATATTCAACTCCAAAAATCGGAGTCCAGTAACTATTCGGTTTTGTAATTATATAAGATTCCCAAGACAGAAAATACGCTGTTTTTTCTTCAAATGTAATCCCAGCTGTAATATTAAATTCTACTAAAGATTTCGATGGTATACAGATTTTTTCTTCGTCACATTTATATTTATTTTTAGAGATATCAAATAAATTCTTCCCTGTTACACTCACATCAATCACATATTTTCCACTTACTTCATCATACTTCCCTGCACTCACAATTTCTTGCGGATATTCCGGCGTTGCTTCTGTTGCTACTGTGATGCTTTTCACATTCTCCGGCTTTATTGCAATTGCTTCCGCTTCTGTTCCGTTGCTAACCGCTACTCGGATTTTACACGCTTCGTTTGCCGTAAAATAAAACGGAAATACTGTATGTGCTTTAAACAATGTATTTTTATATATTCCATCCGTGCTATAAAAGATAATATTTGCTTGTTTTGCTCCTTCGCATGTGACTTTGTATTTCCCTTTTTGTATGTCCGAAAATCCTTTTGTTCTAACTCTGTAATTACTCGGAAAATTTTCTCCGTTTCCAGCATTTATTGTTCCCTGTTCCAATTCTGTCGATAGCACTTTAATGGTACATCCTTGTGTGCTGTTCCCAAGTAGCTGCAACCTATCAATCGGTGCTTTTAAGCTATTCGGGAGCGTTAGACTGCCTATGCCTTCCATTTCTATATTGTCGTAGTTTGTAGGCGGTGCAGAATTGCTTTGCATACTTCCAAAAAGACCGTGACCGATTATATTGCATCCGCTTAACACTTCACGCATTGCACCTCAACCCCTTTTTCGTTTGTTTCCATTGCAATAACGGAAATTTCGTTTGTATTGAGATACGGAAACGGCGATATTACCTGCCATGAGTTCGCCGGGATAAGGATTCTATGCTCTTTCTCCGTTCCTTTACGCCCTGCAACAAAAATATCTGAGTTTGTGAAATTTTTTATCAGAAAATCAATCCCTGTGTCCGGGAATTCAAATACAATTTCCTGTTCTGCTGTTGTGCTGCTTCTAAACACTTGTAAATCATTCATATTTTTACCACCTATTTTCTTTATGCTTTTCAGAATATCTATATTTCATGCATTAAAAAAGCACTATGCATCATCTGCAAAGTGCTCTCTACTTCTTTGATTGTTCGATTTCTTTCAAAATCTCTTTTTCATGTTTTCTAATGAGTTTGTCACGTTCTTCCTGTGTCATACTTCGAAAATATTCAATTTCTTCCATGTTTAGATTGTCATTTTCCTTATACATATCATTTCACCTCTTTGAATTCAAATCCATACATTTTTGATAAATATTTCATCGTTTCAAGTTGTGCTTCAAATTCAGTATATCCTTTTTCTTGGAAATCTGCAATCCTCAAATTGTATAGCGATATATTAATATATCTGTCTGAAGCTGTGTATTCATAAATTTTCCCGTTATGACAAAGAACATATCCTTTTGAATAGCCATTGTGAAATGCCGCATTGATGTCATCAGCACTTGGTGGCATACTTGCAGGATGATTATGAAAAGAAATCAATTCTCCTTTGTTTGCCTTAAGAATTGCTTCTTTGATCTCATCTGTATATTCCGGTGTTCCGGCTTCTTTCCCTGTTGTAGATTTCACCCATCGTTTTGTTTTTGTATTGTACAAATACAAATCTTCACCATTTTGACCAGACCTGTGTTTCAGCATTTCCTTGGAGTTTCTCAAATATTCTCTTCTTAATGCTGAATCATTTGTCATTTTATCAAACATTTCAACAAAACTTCTACTTTCAAGCATTTTTGAATCAACTGCATATACAATGCCTTTGGTTATCCTTTCATATTCCTTCCACATTGGGCTTTCTGATTCAAGTTTTCTAAAATGATTATATTCACCATCAGTCATTTTTGATAACAAGGTTTTGAGATTACTTGTTTTATAGCGTTTTTCAAGCACTTCAACATAATTCGTATATCGAAGATTTTCTTTTGAAAAATACCATTTTTTGAATTCATCATAATCTTTTGGATTGTTGAATTCACGCAATTCACCAGTGAAACTGTCCCTTTTTGTGAATTCATCATCTAAAGCCCACCTTGCACGCTGTAACAATGCACATCTGCAATTTACCACTTCAGCAGCGCCACCAGCGGGGTCACCCGGAAACATCAAACCATTGCTGAAAGGTTCATCCAGTTCTCTGATTTCTCCATCAACTTTTTGATGTGATTTCCTTGTCCTTTTATCAAGCGTTGAATCCCACTGTTTTACTACGTCAGCACCCTTTTCTTTTGCCTTATAGCAAGTGTCCATTGTGGACTGAATTTGAATCCTGTGCCCTTCTGTTCTTGCAATCCTAACAGCATTGTTGAATCCTATATTTGTATATGCTGCAAGCTGTTGTGCCACTTGCTTAAATGACATTCCTGTTGATATTCCACGACTTACATGTGAAATAATCTTTTTCTTCAGAAGTTCCACATCTTCACCAAGTCTGGAATAAAGACCTTTGCTTATTTTACTGTCAATCTGAACCGCTCTGACAATCGCTTCTTGATCCAAAGGTAAAATCAATGGAATTCCCTGACCATGAAGATCATACATTGTTCCAATGAATCCTTCTTCATAGCATTTTTCAAGGTATTCAGCAACAGTTTTGAATTCTTCAACTTGCATATTGTCAAGAATGCTGCCGATCTGTTTTTTAAGTGCATCCTGATATTGCTTTTGATATATTTTCGACTGGATCATTGATTGAATCTGTTTCTTTGCTTCTTCATCAATCTCCCCTTGTAGTGTTACCATTGTCAATGAATTGATGCTGTTTTGAAGGTCTTCCGCCTTTTTTGTGATGTCCTTCAGTGATTGACTGTAAACTACTTTCAGTCTTTTAATAACCGCTTCTTCATTGTTCAAAAACGCTTCCTGAACAAGTTTTTGACGCTTATTCATCTACAACACCCTCTTCTATCTGTACACCGTCAAGGATACCTTGTGCCTGTTCTGTTCCGTAGTCCTGCTTCGGTAGTTTGTCCTTTATGTCCTCATAGTCAATTTCAAGGATTTCACAGATAGATTTCACGACAGTTTCATCGTCAAGCGTTGCGGCTACGTTCAAAATCGTGTTTACTTGCACTTGCTGTGTATCTGCTCTTGTTTTATCGTTTGTGCAATTCTCTGTTTCGTTTGTCATAATTTCACGTACAAAATCAAAATAAACATCTGACATTTGATAGTCAGTGCTATTCTCTTTGTTTATTTCGTCTAAAACAACCTTGACAAGCTGTTTTAGCAGTCTTTTCAGTCTCCGCTCTAGTTTATTTGCCTTAAGGTCTAAAAGAGTGTAACGAGAGCGAATAACAATGTTTGTGATGTTGCCGTCTCCAACTTGTGAGGAATTGAATCCCATTCCGAAGCGGTAAATATTTTTCTCGTCTTCGTCTGCTTTGGTTTTTCTCGCTTGATACGGAATATCTACTGTTTTCACATCGACACCGCCACCGTCATCCACTCCGATGATTTTCTTTGTTTTTAGGTTCTGTTGCAATTCATCCAAGCTATCCCCCTGAAATCCTGTTACAACATGCAAAGGCGTGTCAAAGTCCGCTAAATTATTAGACAGACCGCACTGCATAAGGTCATAATCATCAATCAAATCTTTGATTGGTTTCAGACCGCTTACTTGATTTTTATTATTATCCAGGCGCCAAAAAGGAATGAACCCTAAAGAATATCCCATTTTTTTATTAGTTTCGCTTTCTGTAAGCACAACGTGCGGACGTGGGTTGATTTCAACGCTGTTATCCAGCTCGATCTTCCCTTTTCCTGATTGCACATAGTACCATGTCTCTTTGTCGCTCCACACTTGGATACGTTTAATTTCTTTCGTGCCTTTGTCAATCCTATCAATGTACCAGTAGATGATATACTCACATTTATCATCCGTGTCATTTGCACGTATTTCTACAACACCGAGACTGTCAGCACACTGAAAAGCAAGCCTTCCATCTTTACTTTTATATGCATAGATGTATTCAAAACCTTTGTTGTATGCGCCAGTAATCAATTCTCCTAATTCTGTATAAAAATCATCGTCAAAGTAATCATCAAGCAAATTTTGCAGCCCTTCAGCTGTTTCTTTTGCTCTTATCGGGTTATCTTTGAATGACAGCATATATGCAGATAATTGGTCACTCAATTCCGTGAAAAATGGATGGCATATCTTTATGTTAGAGCGAGTTGTGTCTTCAATGAGTTTTCCGTCTGCATTGTAATAAAACAAACGTGAGTTTAAAATATCATGCTCCGCTTCATAATACTTTTGACCAATTCTAGCAAGTTTCTTTTTTTTAGATGATTCATCGTCATCTATGAACCTTTTAATCTCCGCTTCTGTCAGCACTTTATCACCTCTTTCTAACAGAATTAATTCCGCCGTCATTACCAAAATACACGCAATACTTTTTCAGCCATATAAGCCCACACGTTACTGCATAACATTCACCATGCGCCCACCGTCCGATATGTTTAATCGTTACAGGCTTTGGCAATCCGTTTCTTTTAAAGTAATCTATAATCATATTTCTTATTTCATTTGTGTCTGTGCCTTTCATATTTCTACCTTCCTTATGTTTTTATTGCATCTTTGAATATTTTCCCTGTCTAAATATAAAAAGCCCATCAAATCTAAAATTTGAAAGGTTCTAGAATGGATTCAACAGGAATCGAACCTGTGACATTTAATGTTCTACCACTGAACTATGAATCCTATATAAAAAAGCAGTCCTGCCAGCACCATAAATGACCACCGATTGTGACCATGAAAGGAGGTCTTCAAAATGAAGAATTTTAACGGTGAAATCTGTAACGCCGTCCAAACATTACAGCAAAGACCGCTGGTGCTGTGCACGCTGCCCGATAATAAACTTTTTAATACAGCCATTTCTTTTCCCTGATAAACTTTTCAAGAGCATAACGCATGGCATCCATTAGATGGTTGAAGTCATCTATTGGAACATTCAACTTCTTGTTGAATTTGTCAACTTTCCAAGTGTAGTTGCTTATTTCTGTTAGGAATGAAGCGCATCTTGGATGAATGATGATTTCAAAGTCCTGAATCCACTGAATTCCATTGTTTACGCTGTCTTTTCCTTTGGCAGCAGCTGAAATCTTCAAGCCATATCCCTTCAATTCATCAATTGACTTTGGTTCAGCACAATCAGCTGTGATACTTTCCTTTGCATATCCCATGGACTGAATTTCATCAAATATCTTTTTGTTTGACAGTCCCGGTTTATACATTTCATCCCAAACATAAATCTTCTTATCCTTAACTGATATATAGCCAGCAAATAAAGCTGAAGGATCGTTTGTATATCCAAAGTCAAGACCAAAAGCTGACTTCAGATCAGGATGTTTTTTCCGAATGTCTTCCAGTGTGAAGAATTCTTCCTTCCAGTTTTCAAAGACAAGTCCATCAACAATTCCCCAACCGCCAAGACCTGCGACTGCATATCGTCTTGGATTGTTTTTCTTCATCCTTTCAAAAACAGCAAGGTCAGCTTTGTCCAACCACTCATTGATAAGATAATTGGTTGTTATTGCAAGGATTTCACCATCATCAGAAACCGGGTTCTTCCTTGCTTTGTATACTGGTTTTCCCTCTGCATCACGTCCAACCAGTTCATCAAAGAATCTGTGCTTTATCCAGTGCCTTTCATTCCATGGATTGAAGGTCAGCGTGATCTGCTTCCACAATCCTTCAGGACATTCACCCCTGATTGATTCATCAAGCATATCAAAGTCTTCTTCTTTCATAACTTCATATGCTTCTTCAATCCACATCCAACAAAGGCATCCAACATCAACAGTGATGGATGTTACCTTCAGCGGATCATCCAAACCCCTGAAATATATCTTTTGTCCAGTCGGTTTGTATGTGATTTCAAGTGGTGATTCTTTGAAAATGAAATGATCTTCAACACCAAGCCGCTTTGCTGCCCATTTCAATTCAGTGAAACAAGAATCCTTCAGTGTTCTATATGTTTTACGCACAACAAGAACATTTGCTTCAGGATACTTGATCAGGTTTGTGATATACCATAGTGCAGTAGTTTTCGACTTCTTTGATGCACGGCTGCCTTTTACAACTCTATATCTGCCCTTGAACTGCCAAAATGTTTTATATCCTTTTCCGACAACATCAGGAAGCCTGATTTTCTTCTTTCCGCTGGTCTTTGCTTTTGGATTGTAGTCTTCAGGATGAAGAATGAAATTCATGTACCCAAACACATGCTGTGAAGATGTTGTTCTGTTCTTGCTTTTAACAGGCATTTACAATCACCGCCTAATCTTCTAGTTCATCTTCACCACAAATTACCACTGGAACAGCAACATTCACATCAATCTTGTCATTCCACATTCCAAGGTGCTTTCCAAGCAGTTCCAAAGCCTTCATTTTGTCATTCAGCTTGATTTCCCTTTCAACAGATGTTCCCTTTGCACCGTCCATTGTCTTGACCTTCACGGACTGGATGCAAGCCAAATCATCTTCTGTGGCATCCGGTTTGATGGAAGCATCTTCCGGATCAATCAAATTCTGTGGATTGATGAATGCTATTCTTGCCAGTTCAGTCACAACCCTGTCCTGATTGATGCCTGTTCTTTTGCTTCTTTCAGCCATTTCTTTTGCGATTGCTTCCTGAATACTAAGTTTAGCTAAGTTTTGAGCACCTTGCTCATTTGCTGTTTTAACTGAATAACCAGCCCTGATACAAGCTTGTGTTGCATTCAGGTCAATCAGGTATTCTTCAACAAACCGCTGTTGTTTGTCAGTCAGCTTTCTTGCCATCCTGCAACACCACCTTTCTTTTTTGACCACAAAAAAACCACAAGACATATTTCAGTCAAGTGGTTTTTTTCAATTATCTTTTATACCATTCCGGTAATATCCCATAATTTTGTCTTCTTATTTTTTGACGTTCAGCACGAATACTTTTAATTGCTTCAACAAGAAGTTCAGCATTTTGTTCAATATACTTGGTTGAAATTCTTACAATTTCAATTTCCTTTCCAAGTTCGCTTCTTATCTCCGAATCTCTTTTGTTGTCTCTTTTAATAGAATACTTGTGAAAATTTCCATCAACTTCTAATATTGCTTTCAATTCAGGAATATAGAAATCAACCCTATATCCAGCAACTTTGTATTGCATCTTCACATATATTTCATTGTAAATCAAGATAGCAGCTGAAACCATTTCATGTGAACTATCAAATTTATCAGGATTTTTTTCTGAAAAATCTCTAACCGCTTCTAACGCTTCTTTGTAATCATACAAATCAACATCTTGTCTTTCAAGTATCCTGACAGCTCTTTCATACATCAGTTTCTTTTTCAATCTGATATACTCTGCTTTTTCTTTTTTTCTTTCTTCAGTAATTCTTTCAAAACATTCTTTACAGTACCATCTTTTGCTTACTGTTTCAAAGTTCATTATTTCATCATCAAAACAATCAGCTTTTTTCATGTCAAACTGCATTGTTCCTTCATTGTCGCATTCCCAACACTTCATTTTTTCGCCTTTCTGCTACTTTCTCCTTTTGGCTTCGCCAATTATAATGATAGCAGCTTTTTTCAGTCACATGTCATACAACATTTTGCAAAAAAGTCACAACAGTTGCAAAAAAGTCACATGATTTATTGTTATTTTCTTGAATCAAGTATCTTTTGCACATTTCTTAATGCTCTTCCATGAACAGTTGTTGCCCAGCTGTATGTTTTATCATAAAAATCTGCAACTTCATCCAATGTAAAATATTGCACATAAACTTTGTGAAGAATGTCATACTCTGTTGCATTTAGATGTTCAATCACACTAATTACATCTTTCTTTTTGTCAATCAACTTATCAATAAAATTATCAATTTCATTCTCAATGTCAACATATCTGTCAATAGCATCAGCCATTTTCTGTTGACTTCCTGAAGATTGAACTCTTTCACCGCCCATTTGTGCCGTTGTGCCTGCTGCAATAGACCGCCACTGTGCACATTCAATCATTTTGTTTTCAATCATCTTATCCAGCTTCTTCAGCTGCTTAAGAAAATCCTTTGCTTTCATCATGTTCTTGCCCTTTCTATACAACAAAATTTTGAATATTATCATAAAATCTTTTGAAACCATGTGATTCCAAATATGATTTTATGTCAAAATATTTCGTTGCTTTTCCTCAACCCATTACACGATTTATCAATTTTTCTGAAAGATTTTCATATTTTTCTTTATAGAAATCACGTTCAAAAATCAGCTTTGATGTATCTATGTTATTTTCTGACTTGATCTGATCTTCCATTTCTGAATTCTCTTTCAAAAGTTTCTTGATATGTTCCTGCATTTCATAAATATGTTTTTCTGCTTCATTAATCTGTTCATTTTTTTCATCCAGTGTTCTTTCAGCACCTTCAAGCTTCATCATCAGATCATCAATCTGCTTTGAATCTTGATATTTAACAACATCATCAATTGTTTCACAGTCATAAAGATTTGCTTTCTGCTTCATATCCAATCCAAATGAGACCATAAGTGCCCTGCCAATTTCCTTCATTTCTTCATCTGTACACGTTCTGACGTATTCCGTCAATCTGTCCTGTGATACACTGTGAACCTGCTCGCAAAGTGCTGTCGATGGTACTTGGCACATCACTTTCGCATGTGTCGGAAGTGGTTTCTTTTCTTTTGTGGTCAGATAAACAACTTGGCACATATCTGAATGATAATTTCCAATATTGTTTGATACAACAACAGCGGGTCTATTTGCAGTCTGTTCTGAGCCTGAAACTCTCACAAAATTTTTCACAAGAAAAATATCACCTCTATAAACTTCCATATTTGCCCCCCCCATTATTAAAGTTTTTCATCGCTTTGTATGCTGTTGGATCATAATACCCTGATCCATTTGTTTTCATTTCATTCATTTTTTAATATCCTTTCATTCTATAAGCCTAGCTTTTCTTGCATATCAAGCAAATTCCGGCTATCAAGCCCTTTTTTCTGTATGTCTTCAATCAGGCTTGAAAGTTTAACTGGAATTTGCTGAGAAGTATGTTCTCTTTCCGCAATCTGCTCATAAATCATGCGGAAGTTCGCCCTGTCAGCCATTATGTTTTCACTCATGCAAATATTCCTAAATCCAAGTCTTTGAACACATTTCCTTGTAATTTCAGTCATGCTTTCAAGGGCTTCTGATTCTCTGTAACTGCCAAATTTTCTGATTGCCTTCAGGACTTCTTCCCATCCGTCAGACCACAGTGGCTTTTCGCCAGCTGCTATTGTTGTTGTGTGCTCTCTAATATCTGCAATAGTCGGTGGGAATTTATTTGTAAGCATGTATTTTTGAATTGCAGCTTGTGCAATCGTATAATCAATGTCTTGAAGCAACGAATACCATATGTTGAATGCATCTGCATCAGGAATGAATGTTGGTTGCGTGTAAACCGCTTTCATGCCCTTGCACAATACTTTAAATTCTTCTCTTGTCATCTTGTCACCCTCTTACCAATCATCTACCATAGAAACCCTGTTTTGAATTGCTTCTGTATAATTCGATTGATATGTTGTTTTTACTTGTTGTGTTTCTGTTTTTGCATCAGGAACAAAATTCTCGTCTAAATAATCAACGTAACCTGAATTGAAGAACGTGCTGCCGTTTTGCGGTTTTCTCCATGATGCATCCTTTTTCAGTTCTTCAAGATACCGCTCAATTGCTCTGTTTATTTCATCAAAGCCGATTTCATATAATGCTTTTCTTTTGGAATCTGAAACCTGTCCTTTTCCCTTTTTAACAGGGTATAACTGCCATACAGATTCAAAGAATTCATTGATTTCAGCTTTGGTGATCCGCTTGACGGATGCACCGGAATCGACAATATTATTATTATCTATTTCTTTATCTATTTCTTTTTCTTTATCTTTATCTGAAATAGCGACGTAAGACGATGTTGTCGCTTTACTGTCAGACGATTTTTCAGACGATTCTGCAATCAACATCTTCTGTTTCTTTCTTCGTTCCATTTGATAAAGCCTATCACGTTCTTTTTTCTTCTCGTAAGCATCTAGCGTTTGGTGCTTGTTCCAATTTGGAATTGTTATCACGTTGTTAATAATTTCTACCATCCCATATTGTTCAAAAACCTTCATTGCCATCCTTACCGTTTGCAAATCACGCCTGAATATTGACGAAAGCATTTCATCTGTGTAAGCGATTCTGTTGTTCATCAGAAAAACTCCGTCATTATTCATTTTCCCTGCAAAGCACAGCAATTTGAACCATATCACAATAAGAGAATCAGCAGAAGGTAGGCTTTCAATCATCAGGATTTTTTCATCATCAAAAATATCCGTCATGATCTTTATCCATTTAACATCTGCCATGACTACACACCACGCTTTCTTGCATAATCAATAAATTTCCCTTCATTCACAGTTCTGAATCCTTCAACTGTATCATTTGCACACAATTCAGGATGGCAAGACTGAATCTTTTGCCTTGTTCTTCTTACGCTTTCAAACTGCGGAAATCCATATTTTTTCAGATTCATAAAGAACCTTGGAATTGTCATAGTTTCAATGTCAATATTATTTCTTTTGCCAATTGCAGCAAGAACATGATAATAAAGCACATTGTCACTATTTCTTGTTTCAGGTACTCTTTCAAGAATATCTTTCACAAGATCAGTTGTTGTTTTCAAGTTGTCCATCACATTCACCTTCTTTTTCCAACGTCATTCCAGCTTCATATTCTCTGTATATTGTCATAAAAACATCAAGTGGCATTGTCACAAGAATTTCTGCATGATTCTTTTTGTGAAATACAGCTGGAAGTTTTCCTTCTCCACCTGCCGCTGCATCTCTTTTCGCCTGATCAATCCAATCATACAAATACATCTTTTCTTGATGCTTTGCTTCCACGTGTATTCCCGGAAGTCCAACCACGTCCGAAGCATCACCTGTATTGCCACAATACTGTGCTGTTCTTCTGCTGTCTTTATATCCATAGTCACGGAATATCCCGGCAAGCTGACGTTCAAATCGTGCACCTTTTTGTTTGCTATTTACTGCCATTTTGTCTTCTCCCTATTGTAAGTATAGAAGAATCATATCTTCCGCCTTTTCTTCCTTTCCTTGTAGTGCAAGCAAGGTTTGTCATTTTCCTTGCCTTTGCACTCAAAAAATTTTTCGCAATGTATGCATTCTTTTGTTTTCATTGCGCACACTCCTAACTAAACGGCAAGTCTTCGTTTAATTCATCGGAAACACTCATAAAACCGTCAGAATTAGCCTGTCCATATGGCGAAGCACCAGTTGAACTTGATGACTTGCTTTCACAGAATTCATGTTCTTCCACTACAACATCTGTTGTATATACTTTTTGACCATCTTTGTTTGTATAGCTTCCAGTCTGTATTCTTCCAACAACAGCAATCTTTGTTCCTTTGCGAAGGTACTTCTCAGCAAATTCACCGTTTTTCCCAAATGCAACACATGGAATGAAGTCTGCTGTCTGCTCAACTTCATGTTTGAATCTTCTGTCTACTGCTAATCTATACCGGGCAATAGCTGACGCATTTTCACCCTGCGAATATCGAACTTCAGGATCAGCAACAAGCCGCCCAATCAAAATAACTTTATTCATGCTCTTTCCTTTCTGCTGGTCTAACCACCTACCAGCAGGGTTTTAAACAATTAAGAAATAACAATAAATCCTTCAATACCTTTCAATTTAATACTGTTCATATCTTTCATTTCCTTTCATTTTTATTTACCAAACAGTGCACTTTTTGCGTCTGTTGCTGGTTCATTTACAGAGTCTTCAGTCTTTTCAACCTGTACTTCTTCCGGCTGTTCAACTGTTTCATAATCAATAACTTCCGAATCTGCTTCAACATAGTTAACACTTCCTGATTCATCAGTGAAGGTCATATCATTTTCTAGTGCGCTTTGAAGTTCAATAGACATGATTCCCCACTTGCTAATCAACTGTCTCAACATGGTTTTATACGCCATTCCATCAAAATTCTTTTCCCAAAATGTATAGCCTTTTTTTGCTCTATAACCCTGCGAATATTTCATTGCATGATTTTCCATCTGCTTCTTTGACCAATAGATCGCCTTCCTGAATCCGTTTGTAAGTTCAAACATGGCATAGTATCCGATTGTTTCTGCTTCTTCACGTTCATCCCATCTATCAACCATCAGATTGATCTTGATGTCTTCATTTAGGGGATCAAAATATTCAAGTTCGCCTTCTTTGATTGCCAGCACATTCAGTTTCTTGTACTGACCGGAACGAATAGCAAGTTGAATGTATCCTTTGTATCCAAGCTGGAACTGTGCAACCTTACCTTTGTTCTTGTCGTTAAAAGGTACAAGATAGTAATGTCCAAGCTGCGGTGATGGTGACAGCTTCAGGGATTCGCCGAGTAACGCCCCTGATAAAATTGAAGGATTTGTACATTCCTGAAGCGCTGGATTTGTGTTGACCGCTGAAATGATTGCAGCCATAAATCTCTGACCATCTTTTCCGCCAACGACTTTGTTAATCTGATCCTTGACTGCATCCTGTGTCAGATATGCTGTCAACCCAACTTTTTGATTTTTTCTTGCTGCTAAACTATTATTTACTGCCATAATTTCTCTCCTTTTCTTATTTCACTAAATTTTCTAAAGTTGTCTTTATTCCACTAAAATTTCTAGTTGTTAAATATTTTTTTGTATCAAAGAAAATCAGTTCGCCGGATTCTTTGTTAAACCCAGCAGAAACACCATTTCTGATGCAAGTCTGCCTTAATAGTTGTAATACAACTTCAAGTTCCTGTTTTGTATCTTCACTCATGCTTTTTCTCCTATAACGGTTTAAATAAAATATTTCTATTATCAAAGAATTCCTTCAGTGCAAGTGCATCAGCTGTTGTCAACAATGCTTTGAAACTGATCCATTCCTTCTGTTGCTGAGTCTGTTCAAAAGCCTGCCCTTCAATGTTTTCAATACATTCACCCATGTCTGTTTCAAGTGGGGTCATATGTTGTGCAAATTCTTCTTCGGCTTTCTTCGATTCCGCCTCAGCCTTCAGTCTTGCCTGCTCCGCTTCGTGTGCTGCTTTCGCCTTTTGCATTTCTGCCATTCTATTTGCTTCCGTAATCGCTTTTTGAATGTCAAGGGTAGAAATATATAGTTGTTCCGCTTCAAACGCAAATTCAGGCAAAACACGAAGCGTTTCGAGGTCTTTTGCAATCTTTTCTTTCATCACTTCCATTGCGCCTTTAATAGATTTTAAAGATACGGAAGCATTAAGCCATTTTGTGTCATATACTTTTTCGAAGGATACCCACTCAGGAAAATCTACTTCTGCGAAAAACTCCTGCACTTTTTCCAGTTTTTCATCTCTCTTAATCTGCTCGTATTCTTTAGTCTGTTTGTCGATTAACACAATCGGCTCGTTTACAATTGCAACGATTTCTTTTACTTGCTTTTCGAATTGCTCATAAGGCGCAAGACATTGTTTTTTTACTTCTTTTCTCTTGCTTTCGAGTGCTTCGATAAATTTTCTGAGGTTTGCACGGTCTTTCTTCGCATCTTGAATCTGTACATCTGTGTATACTAAACCTTTGTAGTGTTCTACACGTTCCGCAACCTCTTTCTTAATTTCCTCGTTGTTCCATTCAATTTTTTTGATAAATCCGTCCTCTGTCGGACTGTAAATCTTTAGTTCCATTTTTTCTCCTTTTCTTTTTAGTATTTCACATTAATATAATCGAGCACTTTTCCACATTGCATTTTATTTATGCAAAAATCATATTGATTCGGATGCGTTTCCTTCATTTTTTGGAAACGGTTTGGCTCTTTTTCTAAATGACACCCAAACATGCAAAACATGCATCCCGTTCTTGCTTCTCCCGTTGTATATAATTTTCCTGTGTTGTCACGTTTAATTTTTCCGTATATTTTTGCGTACGGAACATTAAACTTGACTAAATACTCTAATATGTCTTGCTCTGTCCAAAAAGAAAGAGGTCTCGACATCTGTCTTTTTGCGTTAAACATATTGCAACCATATCGCATCCAACTCGTTCTTCTAAGTTGACTTTCTTCCGCCATCGTTCCGATATAAGCCTTTCTTCCACTTTCTTTTTCGTATTTTTTAATTGGTCTTTTTTTCATTACATCGCAGCATTTCGCCGAAATTGGAAAGTCTGAATCTATCAGAAATTCATATTTGCTCAAATCGTAACGACTGCTTTTTCCGTCTTTTCTTGTGTTTTTATAAAATCCAGTAAGTTTTTTAACTCTTTCCGTTGTTTTTCGTTTTGGAATGTTTCTTTTTGCGTCCTCAACCGCATCAGCCACTTCTTTGCTGATTACTGGGTATCCATATTTTTTGATAACTTCGTCGAATCTCATTTCCGGTTTTATAATAACAACATTGTCACACTCTCTTACAAATTTCTGAATTTCAGGATATTCAAGCCCAGTGTTCACAAAAACATTTGGCACGTTATGCACCCCTGAAGTTGTTTCTATCAGATGTTTTAAGACCGTCGAATCCTTTCCGCCCGAAAAACTCAAATACACATTACCGTCAAAATGCTCGTACCATTGCCTTATTCTTAATTGCGACATAACTATTTTTCCTTCGAGTGGCACGCTTTGCATTTGCTTCAAATCATCATATACATGTTTATTGTTCATTTTCACACTCCATTACAGCATTGGCAGTATCAGTGGAGGTTCTTTCCCTTCCACCACGCTACGCCAAAATTTTTCTTCTTGGTTTATAAGATATTCAATATCTTCTTCCACTTCTGCACGCTCTATAAAATAATGCTTTGTATGTAGCAATATATCGCCGTTGTAGTCGTATTTTAGCTGTGCTTTTAAAATTGCAAACTCAAATTCTGTGACGAATAAGTTATGCAGAAGTTGAATATAATAGTTATCAGGAATCTTCCCACGCCATTTTTCTTTCTGCATGGACTGCAATATGTTCGTTGTTTTAATCTCCAATACACCTTTTCTTCCGTCTACATCTATCAGCCAACCGTCTAAAGATGCATGAGCAAATGGAAACTTGTCATTCAGAAACATATTGTTTTCCACATATTCAACCTTATATTGCGGAAAATCGAGGGCGAATAACTCCCGAAGCGGTCTTTCCGCTTCTGTTCCGTATTTCACATAAGACTTTTCAGAAATATCTTCTGCCACGCTAATCCCTGTCTTTTCTCGCCACAGAGTTACGTTATCCTTATATGGATTCATTCCAAGAATTGCAGCAGCGTCACTTCCACCGATTCTTGTACGGTTCTGCAACCATTCTTCACGATTTTTCAGTTGTATCATGCTAACAGTATTCATCGTATCGCTCCATTTCATCTCGATTCGCAAACCAAAACATTTTTAAAAATACATAGCATAGAAAAACGGCTATTGTTTCTTTTGTCGCTTTCAGAAGTACTTCGCAAGACGCTAATACAATTACAGCGAATGAAAAGCAAGCTAATGTAAGCAGAATAAAGTCTTTTATTTTTTTACTCATATTCTTTAAACTCCCCGTCTTCAAGTTTGTAAAACGTATCTTCTTTTATGCGTTCTCCGTCTACTTGCTCTGTTTTTACGCACACTGGAATCCACTTACCATCACTGTTTTTCTTCCATTCTGCAAGCGTGATCCAGCTTCCGATTTTTGCTTTTGCCATAGAATTGTATCCTGCACACATGACAACAGAATGTTTTCCACTAGAATCAATCTTTGCAGAGTCGCCGGAACTTCCAATCTGTGCGGAGTTGCCGGAACTTCCAATCCGTGCGTAGTCGCCGGAACTTCCAATCTGTGCGGAGTTGCCGGAACTTCCAATCTGTGCGGAGTTGCCGGAACTTCCAATCTGTGCGGAGTCGCCGGAACTTCCAATCTGTGCGGAGTTGCCGGAACTTCCAATCTGTGCGGAGTAGCCGGAACTTCCAATCTGTGCGGAGTTGCCGGAACTTCCAATCTGTGCGGAGTAGCCGGAACTTCCAATCCGTGCGGAGTTGCCGGAACTTCCAATCCGTGCGTAGTCGCCGGAACTTCCAATCTGTGCGGAGTTGCCGGAATCTATATTTGAATCAGGAAACTCAAAGCTTGTTTTTTCGATTGTAAAATCAACGCACGCTTTCACAAAACCTTTCAATCCAAGCTTTGCACCGATTTTTAATTTTTTTGTACAAAACTTTTTGTTGTCGTCTGTAAATGCTTCGTCAAGTGCTTCAACTTCTGCAAATTCGTTTATTTTCCCGTTCTTATTTACGAGATCATAATATCTAAGAACCTCGAACGGATTTTCACAAAAGTGCATTCCACTTTCGCAGATTTCCGCTGCTTCCTCTTCAAAAATTTTATTTTCTTCGTATTGCTTTCCACGGCAAGTAAAATCAGGGTTGAATCCTTTAAAACCTTTCATTTGTAATTCCTCTTATCTTTCTTGAAATCTATTTACATTGTTCCTGTTTATGTTTATACTGTAGTTGTTGTTTTTGGGAGTGCTTAAGCTTTTTCTTTAAAGCAAAGGCACTCTTTATTCTTCAATTCTTTTTATCACTTCTTCCCTGCTTAATCCTAAACTACTCGCAAGTCCTGAAACAGTCGCATGACAAAATCGTTTTTTACCTTTTACCCGAATTTTTGCACATGTCCATTCGCCAGAAGCAATTTTCGCCCTTAACTTTTTCGGCGTACAGCCAACTACTTTTGCAATGTCGGCTGTCTCTAACATCTCACATACCATGTTTTCGCATCTCCTCTTTGCCTGTTTCAAATTTAAGAAACTTATTCACAAAATACTGTTGCCCCTTGCCTGTTATCTTCGGCGTGCGTGTAATCTTATTACAGCCGTTACCATCAACATGGACAGATTCTTTAATCTCAAACAAACCTTGTTCAACGCTTCGCTGTGTTGGCAAATTCCAGTCTGCGCCCTTCCGTTTGATGAGGTAACCATTTTCACGCAACCATTCAAACAATCTTCGTCCACCGATGTTCACGCCGTTCTGTCTCAAAATCTTCGCCATATCCCAGACAAGAATAGAAGTGTTCGCTGTTGTGATAGCTTGCCCTAAGATTGCGTGTGGTTTCATTTCCTCAATCTGTGCATCTTTCTCTTCGATGGTTTTCTGTGCTTCCAATACTGCGAGGGCAAGGAGTTCTTTCCCTTGCGGGATATGCTCTTGTATGATTCCTTCCATTTCATGGAATCTGTTAATGTATTTCGCTGTGAACTCTGTTCCTTTCACTCCTGTAAGTTTGTGTGCGATAAATTCACAGCCTTTCTTTGTTACAAGGTAGCAAGGTCTTTTTTGGTTATTTGCATCTGCATAGCTTGATTCTGTGAAGAAATCGCCCAAGGGAATATTCACTTCGGCTAATTGCTTCGTATAACGGCGAACGTCTTTAAGTAATTCGCTATGTGCCTTTTCAATCATCTCAGCCACTTCTCGGCTGTCTAATCTTTGTTCTAACTCGTTCATTTTGTTTCCTTTCTCTTGTTTACTGTTCTCTTCCTCTACTTTGATTGTTCATACTTGTTTTTATGTTGCCTTTTTACTCTTGTTTTTCTTTTTCGTTTTTTTTCTAGGACATCCGCTTCTTGTCTTTCCTGTAAAGTGGTTTGAATTATGCGAATAACTCATTGCCTTCGCTCCTTTTATCTCCTATACTTTAGATACAGGTGTTGCAGCACCGAGTATCACGAAAGGAGAGGGTTTCGTATGAAGAAAATTTATGCTTGTCTCGTTGGAGAATGGGTATGTCTTAATGATGACCCTGAATGCAAAATGGGTATACACCACGCTTCGCCAAATGTATGGTATGAAGAAAACGCACCAATTTTTGCGCCATTCAATCGAGACGTCGAGGATAGCTATTATCAATTGGACTATATTCATATCCATTACAAAGGCATGGATTATAGAATCAATCCAATTTTCATTCAGATTGTTGAACAATAGCTTTTTATAAACGGCATTATCGTGTTTGGGTCTGCTATCTGAATTTCGTTGGTCTTTTTCGCTGACTCAACACGATAATACTCGTTTATACCCATCTTTATTTTCACCCACTCTAAATATGAAATTCCTTCAAGTGCTTTTAACACATCTTCTATTTTTTTCTTATCCATCTTCCTACCTCCTACTGAATCGTTTTTCTTTCTTCTTCAAACTGAATCAAATCTTCTTCTGTCACCCGGTATTCTCTTCCGAGATTAATTGCATTCAGCTTCTTTTTGCGAATCCAGTCCCAAACAGTAATGATTTTTACACCATATCTTTCGGCAACTTGTTCGCAAGTGTACATTTTAGACAAAATATTCCCTCCTTTTTCTACATAATTTTTATTTATGTTTACTTGTGTTTACTTCGGTTTGATGATATACTTTGTTTACCGAACGAAGTATATCATTTTAACGCAGTTTCTCATTTGTTTACAACGTATTACCGAGGTATGCATATACAATACCACGTTATACCGTTGTAGTCAATAGTTTTTTATTGCGTTTTTTCGATGTATTTTAAAATGCAACTTAAAAGGAGGGAATGCAATGTATGAAATATTTGAAAATCTCTTAAAAAACGCCGGAATAACTATCTACAAGTTTTGTAAAGATACTGGAATTTCGGAATCAACAGTGTACACTTGGAAAAAGAAAGGTTCTGAGTGTTCACCAAAGACCGCAAAAGCTGTATGTGACTATTTTGGTATAACAATGGATTATTTAATGACTGGAATTGAACCGACCGAAAGCAATTCAACAGAACTCACAAAAAAAGATGAACGTGATATCGCTAAAACAGTAAATGATTTAATGGGAAAGTTAGAATCAAATGACGGTGCACCGCTCTTCTTTGATGGAACTGAAATGAGTGCAGAAACAAGAATTTTATTTGAGCAACAGTTAAAATCATTAGTCACAACTGTAAAGGAAATCAACAAGGTCAAGTTTAATCCGAACAAAAATAAGAAGTAGGTGATTGCCTTGAAGCAAGATGTAAAAACAATAGTGAACAAGTTAGTGAACAAGTATGGCACAAGAAACCCTTATGAATTGTGTGATTATACAAACACGATCTATCAAATATGCGACATTGGGGATGTATTGGGTTGCTATTTATTCATCAAAAGACAAAAATGCATTATGCTAAATCAAAAAATAATTGGAACTCCAATGGAAAAATTTATCTTAAGCCATGAGTTAGGTCACTCGCAATTACATAGGAAAAACGATTGTTATTTCTACGGCAGCACATTCTTTTCTAAGAACAAAGAAGAAAACGAAGCTAATTCATTCGCTGCTGAACTACTTATACCTGATTCGTTAATATACGAAAATCCGGGTATGACAAAAAGCCAACTTGCAAGGTTGGCTGGATATGATGAAAAAATTATGGAATTTAAAAAGATATAACCGCTACGGCGTTTATATATAAGCGATGTAAGCTGAAGAGGAAGAGAGGGAATTCTTATGGAATTTAACGAAACAATCAAACAATTTTCAGAACGTGTATCTGTATTAAAAGATACCATTTCCACTGAAGAAGCAACAAAAATGTCTTTAATAGTGCCGGTGTTCCAAATTTTAGGATATGATGTTTTCAATCCTTTGGAATTTTGTCCTGAATATACCGCAGATGTTGGTATAAAAAAGGGAGAGAAAGTTGATTATGCAATCTTAGAAGAGGGTCAACCGAATATTTTAATAGAATGTAAAAGTTGTTCAGAACAACTTGATAAACATTCTTCACAACTTTTTAGATATTTCGGAACGACACCAGCAAAATTCGGTATTCTCACAAATGGTATAATATATAAATTTTACACTGATTTAGAAGAATCCAATAAAATGGACTTAGTACCTTTTTTAGAAATAGATATGCTTTCCATCAAAGAATCATCTGTTAACGAATTAAAAAAATTCTGCAAAGAAAATTTTGATAAAGATAAAATTTTTAGCACAGCCGAAGAACTTAAATATAGTTCTCTTATAAAAGGAGTTCTATCAACCGAGTTTGAAAAGCCTTCAGAAGAGTTTGTTCGTTTTATACTCACAAACATTTATGATGGTCAAAAAAATCAGCGTATTATTGAAAAATTCACACCTGTTGTTAAAAAAGCTTTCTCTTCTTTCGTTAATGAAATTGTTAATAATAAAATTTCTTCGGCACTGTCAAAGGATGCTGAATATGAAGATTCTGACAAATCCGAAGAAATGGCAAACACTGAACCTTCTTCTAAGATTGTAACGACAGAGGAAGAATTGGAAGCTTACTATATAATCCGTGGATTATTAGCTGGCACTGTCCCTGTAGAAGATGTTGCTCATAGAGACACCGAAAGCTATTTTGGAATTTTATATAAAGACAATAATAGAAAACCGATTTGTAGGTTAAATTTAGACAGAAAAAATAAACAATTGTTTATTCCTGATGAAAACAAAAAATTCAATAAATATATAATAGAAAACTTAAATGATATCTATAAATACAAAGATATATTAATCGAATCCGTAAAAAGATACGTTTAAAGAAAAACTTGAAATTAAAAACCGCCCCTACTTTTGTAGAGACGGCTCACATACACCCGAAGATGTACAATCGTGTATAAAACACATTTAAACCCGAAAATATTGTATCATCTTCGAACAGCTTATGCAAGCGGAACTAACGTTCTTTGCTGGCTGTTATTTTTATACCATTTTAAGATAACAAAGGAGATGATAAAGTGGCAAAAAGAAAGAAATATCCAAAGCTTCCGAATGGATACGGTCAAATTCGCTATCTTGGGAAAGGCAGACGCAACCCATACGGCGTTTATCCGCCAGCTACCGAAGAGTACCCAAACGGAGAAATGAAACCCAAAAAGGCTCTATGTTATGTGTCTGATTGGCACGTTGGCTTTGCTGTTTTAACAGCATACAAAGCCGGAACATATCACGAGGGAATGGAAAAGGAACTACAGACATTGAAAAGCCTTTCCGATGGAAATGACCTTTCACTTTTCACGAATAAGATTCTCGGCGATTATTCGCTTATTACTCGTGCAGATCGTGAACCCGAAAACAACTCACCTACATTTTCGGAAGTGTATAATAAATTCTACAATTGGAAATATTGTGGGAAAAAGCAATACAGCGATGCGTCAAAAAATTCCACTGCTGCGGCTTATAAAAATTGCAGTGTATTACACGACAAGAAAATCAACGAAATCTCATACTCAGAATTGCAGGAGGTTATTGATTCTTCAACATTAAAATATTCATCCTTAGAGCTTATCAGTTCCCTGCTTAAGCAAATGTTCAAATATGCCTTAGCGGAAGAGATCATTGAAAAGAATCCAACGGAATTATTGAAAATAAATATTGAAGATGATGATGAACATGGAGTACCTTTCACAGATGAAGATTTGAAAATCCTGTGGAAGAATAAAACAAATGATATTGCAGAAGTTCTATTGATTATGTGCTATACCGGTTTCAGAATCGGCGAATTATATGTGATTGACATTGATTTGAAAGAAAAGGCGTTGCATGGTGGTCTAAAAACACGTACAAGCAAAGAAAGAATCGTACCAATACATTCTTCCATAGTTCCAATTATACGCCGTAGAATCAAAGAATACGGCGTTTTAATGCCTATGTCGAAAAGCAAATTTAGGAATAGCATGTACTGTTTTTTGAATGAAGTCGGAATAGAACGACATACACCGCATGATTGCCGACACACATTTTCTCGTTTATGCGAAAAATTTGAAGTAAAAGAAAACGATAGGAAACGCCTACTAGGACACAAATTTGATGATGTGACAAACGGCGTATATGGACATAGAACCGTTGAAGATTTGAGGGAAGAAATCGAAAAGATAACTTTGTTGTAAACGTGTTGTAAACCGCACCGTTTTATGTGGTTTTTTAATGGCTCAAACAGGAATTAAAAGAAACATAAAAACCCCGCCAAACGGCTCTATTTCAAGGCTTTTCGGGGTTTCCCCTGTTAAATAAAGGGTTTTCAAAAATGTTCATAAAATTAAGAACCCCTTAAAAAAATGTTACATATTTGCTACATTTTTCTACATTTTTGTTGTAAAAAAAGAAGACTGCAAATCCATCTCTGAACCTGCAGCCTTTTTCCTATTCAATCACACGAACTCTTAAAACATCCTTTATCGTGCCCAATTTTTCTTTAATCTCTTCGTTCAATCCGCCTTCAATATCAATCATCGTATAAGCGTATTCCTTCTTACTCTTATTTGTCATGTCAGAAATATTCACTCCTGCCTCTGCAAGCAAGGTTGTGAACTGACCAATCATATTCGGCACATTGTGATGAAGAATTGTGATTCTTGTCTTATCTCCGCGGTATCCCATATCGCAATTCGGATAATTCACAGAATTGTGGATATTTCCATTTTCCAAAAAGTCCATCACTTCTTTCACTGCCATCTTTGCACAGTTGTCTTCTGATTCCGCTGTAGATGCACCGAGATGTGGAATTACAATTGTTCCTTTCACGCCTGCTACTAATGGATTTGGAAAATCTGTCACATAGCGTTTTACCTTTCCGCTTTCCAGGGCGTCAATCATATCCTCTTCATTTACAAGCACATCTCTCGCAAAGTTCAGCACAACAACATCTTTTTTCATCAGACTAATCGCATCTTTATTGATCATTCCTTTTGTGCTGTCCATTGCAGGAACATGGATTGTAATATAATCACATTCTTTGTACAACTCATCTACCGTCTTTGCGTGATAAATATTTCTAGACAATTTCCAAGCTGCATCTACAGAGATATAAGGGTCATAGCCATAGACATCCATACCGAGATGCGCCGCTGCATTGGCAACAAGCACTCCGATTGCTCCAAGTCCGATTACTCCAAGTTTTTTTCCTTCCAGCTCGCACCCTGCAAATGCCTTCTTTTGCTTTTCCGCATGCTTCGCCACATCGCCGTCTTCCTCATGCTCCTGCACCCAGTTGATTCCGCCGATGATATCTCTTGACGCGAGCAGCATACCGGCAATCACAAGTTCTTTCACACCATTTGCATTCGCTCCCGGTGTATTAAATACAACAATTCCTTCTTCTGCACATCTGTCAAGCGGAATATTGTTGACGCCCGCTCCTGCACGCGCAATCACTTTCAATTCTTTATCAAATTCCAACTCGTGCATTGCAGCGCTTCTCACAAGCACTGCATCCACACCCTCTAATGTTCCTTCTGCTTCATATTCGCCTGTAAATTGGCTTAAACCAACTTCCGCGATTGGATTTAAACAATGAAATTTATACATAA